TGACATTCCGGAGTGGCTTCTGAGCGACATCGAAACCGTGTGTGCAATCGCACGCACTACTGTCCTTGACGAAGACAATTAAGGAGTAGCATCAGATGTCTATATTTGATGATCCAATCTATGACCAGAATGGAAATTTGATCGAGACCGGCAAATGGTATTCAATGGACAGTGCTCCTAAGAATGGCATAGTCATTATCGCCAAGCTTGTATATGAGAATAACAAGGAATATGCTGGAATCCACAGCATCAAGTGGTCTGATCGTGTTGGTGGATGGATGCCGTCTCTTGTCGCAATCAACCTCAAGAGCGCCACGAACAAGACGATCTCTGTCTTTCCCGTTGCTTGGCAGCGTCTAAGGCACGGAAAGGAAGACGAGATCTACAAGAAGGGAGTTGAACAGAATGCCTAGCAATCCAAAGCGTGACTACGCAAAAGAGTATCGTGAGTATCAAGGGAAGCCTTCCCAGATCAAGAACAGATCCACTCGCAACAAGGCCAGAAGGCTGCTGGAGAAGGCTGGAGTGGTGAGCAAGGGTGACGGAAAGGATGTCGCCCACAAGGTCGCTCTGAAGAAGGGCGGAAGCAACCTACGCACTAACCTAACTGTCCAGTCTCCTACAAAGAACAGGGGCTGGCGAAAGGGAAAGAAGGGCTATGCCATCTAATGCGATGATCTGGTCAAGGAATGCAGCATTCGCCGCATTTCTTGCGGCATCTTTCTCCGCAGGCTTTGCGGATGCAAAGATGCAGGATGCAAATCTGCCATGCCTGCCAGTTGCGGAGATGAACAAGTTCCTAAAGGAAGAATACGATGAGGACCCTCTGATCATCACGATGGCTCCGACTGTAAGCTACGTCCTGTACGTCAAGCAGGACCCAAATCGTAGCTGGACATCTGTTGGAGTAAGCAATGGGATCGCATGTCTTGTGAGCAATGGAGACATGTGGCAGGCGAATAACGAACTCATCATCTGGCGTAACAAGCAGAGGAAGTAACCACATCTTGTGTATGTGGTGTTGGTTGGGGCAGTACCGGCTCGGTCTTCTAATCCGCAGTACCGTAATTGGATTCATGGGGGTTCGAATCCCTCCTGCCCTGCCACCAGCCACTATAAGCCATCTCTTCTTATTGTCACAAAACTTTAACACCGATGTGGTAGGGTAAAGCCCTTGAATGCCTAAAGCCAGACACTATCTAGTTCTCACTAGTGTGCTTTGAAGACTGACTTTGAAGATGAACATTGAAGATATCAACTTGATAAAGACTTTGGATGAAGTCTCTGAGCTTCTCTCAATGCTTCTTCTTTCTGGTTCTCTTTCAACATCAAACTCAAGGAAGGCTTCGATACTTATCAGTGAGATATCGGAACTCAAAAAGAATATCCTGATGAAAGGATTCGGGGAGGACAATAATGATTAGAAGTCTTCTGGTGATACTGACTGTTGGCTTTCACTTCACACTAGCCTACTGCATCATCGACTCCTACAAATACATTGCAGAGTACGGCATTCAGTATTATTGTCTTGTTGTCCTATGGTGGCTAGGTCTCATCGTGGACAAGATCGATGACTATGTAGAGTTAACCAAGAGAGAAGAATAGTGCATATAAAGATGGACAAGTACAAGTTCACAGACCACAAGCAGATGCCTCAGTATCTGAAGGACTATGTCGTTGGTTGCAGCAATGCAAAGAGAGCTGAGGATATCAGCATCTACAAGATCAACGATTTCCTCAATGCAAAAGAGGAGTGGAAGAGTGATCCACTATATCGCAAGAACTACAGGGAGGGTCGCTTCTAAGCTACTACTGCGACACTCTCTCCTGTCCCTTCTTGTTCTCACTAGTGCGAATGCAGGAGCAACTCAAGCAGCCTCTACCAATGACTTCAAGTGTCTGGTAGAGGCTGTCTACTTTGAGGCTAGAGGTGAAAGCCTTGAGGGAAAGATCGCAGTAGCGATAGTCATAATCAACAGGGTCGAGTATAGCGACAAGCCAACATCGATCTGTTCCATTGTCCATGCGACAAGCAAGAGGAGCGATGGCAGCATTGCCTGCCAGTTCAGCTACTACTGCAATCCTAACAGTCGCTACCGCTACATGTTCAACGCAATCGACCGAAAGTATTCCGAGTACGCTGCTTTTGTTGCATTGAAAGGTTCTGTCCCGATTGGACTCTCAAAAGCAACAATGTTTCACAACACTTCAGTCAATCCCTACTGGACCGCATCCAGAACGTTTGTCCGCCAGATTGGCAACCACATGTTCTATGAGTGATTTATACCATGAACATAGAAGAATACATCGATAGGAACTTCAATATCCTCAAGCGAGCAGCTTTGGATATTGCAAATCCCGTGCGATCCTACAGGGTTGCTGCGTCCATCCTGTACAAGAAGAAGATCGTTGCCTTTGGCGTCAATCGCTACAAGACAGACCCCATACAGGACAGATTCAAGAAGAACCCCGACTCGATATATCTACATGCTGAAGTATCAGCAGTGAAGAACGCACTTCGCGTCATCGACCTTGACGACTTTCGCAAGTGCGATATGTTTGTCGCCCGCATCAAGCGTCTTGAGTATGGCGGCGAGTATGTGTATGCTATGGCCAAACCTTGCGAAGGTTGCAGCCGTTGCATATCGGAGTTTGGAATTCGAAACGTCTACTACACGGTAGACATCAACCAATGGAGGACCTATTCCCCATGACTACTTTGACGAACTGCGACACCAAGTTTGCGGAGCGCATTGCCCGTGCTTGGGTCAAGATGGACTTCCCATACAGGGAATGGAACTTGATCTCCGAGAGCGAGGCTGACATGTGGGTAAGGGATGTCACGCTGGTGCTTGAGGCAATCAGCGAAGCTGGCCTCATTGTTGTCGAGAAGGATGACTGCCGATGAATAGCACCGTCGAGCTTGTGTCTTACACGGCTCCGTCCGTCCCATCCTTCCGAAAGGGTATTGGATCATTCTCCGAGATCATTGCGTACTGCGCCCGTGTCAGCAACCCACAGAACCAGACCAACAACAAGACCTACGGAAAGCTCCTACAGTACCTTATCGACCACAAGCATTGGTCTCCGCTTGAGATGGTCGATCTCACGTTCGAGATCACCACAAGCAGGGATATCGCTCGCCAGCTACTACGTCATCGCAGCTTCTCGTTCCAAGAGTTCTCACAGCGATACGCAGATCCATCCCTAATGGCAATGGATACTATCTTCCGAGATGCCCGACTACAGGACAAGAAGAACAGGCAGAACAGCATCCAGACCAACGACGAGAGCGTACAAGCTCTCTGGTTCAAGATGCAGGAAGATGTTGACCGGATAACCCGCAGCTACTACAAGCAGGCTCTTGATGCAGGTATTGCGAAGGAGGTTGCCCGTGCTATACTGCCGGAGGGCATGACGCCCTCTCGCCTGTACATGAAGGGTAGCCTTCGTAGCTGGCTTCACTACATTGAAGTCCGTACTGATCCGTCTACTCAGATCGAACACCGAGAAATTGCAACCAAGATCAAGCGGCTGGTTGATACAATGTTTGACCCAGCCAAGGAAATAGAGGACAACGACTGACATGGCGAAGAAAGAAGCTAGTGGCTCCAACACACGACTGAAGCAAGGTGGCAAGAAGGTCATCAGCAAGACGCATCTACGCACCAGCATTGGCAAATCTCCGAACAGCCGCCCCAAGAACAAGTCTCTTCGAAAGAACACGAAGAAGTACAAGGGGCAGGGCACCAAGCGTAAGTAACAAAATGCCCAGCGACTTCGACTTTCTCAGTAGGGAGAAAAGAAAAGTATACAGGGAACTCTATCGTCAGTATATCGATGAGGGTTATAGTCCGAAGCTTGCCAAGAGATATGCAGCAACGGAGGCTGAGGAGTTCATGCTACAGAATGAATCATTCTTGAATGAGATCCTTGATGCCTCCTTCGAGGACAAGGACTAACAATATACACATACACGAAAGGGATAACCCAACATGCAGAATGGATTCAGACTAATGATGTTAAAGGAACCTGACGACAGCCAAGGCACTGTCGTTGAGGAGTCCGATGACATCGAAGATCTGGTCGATCTGATAACATCAAGGACAATCCTCATAAATCATCTTGGCTACGACATATCCATTACTGATGATGAGGCAATATGCCTTAAGATCTCAGACACGCGAACTGGCCAAGTTGCTGGCTATCTTGCATGTGAGGCTCTCTAATCAAAGGAGCATTCATTCCAAATGTCTCGCTTCTCCGCTACCCATAGCGATCAAGGCAACGGAAGCAGACCAGTCAGCAGAGGACCATGCGATCACTGCGGCAGCAGCGACGGTCTTGTCCTGTTCTCTGACGGTCACTCCTATTGCTTTGTCCACAATCAGTATTATCCCTCAACCGACGACTCAGATAAGGAAGGATACCGACGCATGTCCAACAACGACACTCAGCACTCGGCCTCCATCAACGGTGGAGGTGGGGAACAGAAGCCACTCCTGATGGGCTACTTCACAGCCCTCAAGGATCGTGCGATCAGCAAGGATACATGCGAGAAGTACGGAGTGCGCGTCGTATCAGACGCATCCGGCAAGGTTCTCAAGCATCTGTATCCGTATCACGACAAGAACGGAGTCCATGTCTCAAACAAGATCCGAGTTGTAGAGACAAAGGAGTTCCAAGCCCAGCCAATGGGTTCCCTCGGACGTGCTGGCCTCTTTGGCGAGCACATGTTCAATGGCGGCGGCAAGTATGTAACGCTGTGCGAAGGCGAGCTTGACGCCCTTTCCGCATACGAGATGCTTGGCAGCAAGTGGCCTGTAGTCTCCATCAAGGACGGTGCCCAGTCTGCCGTTCGCAACTGCAAGGCCAGCTACAACTTCCTCAACAGCTACGAGAACATCGTCATCTGTTTCGACAATGACGAGCATGGCAAGAAAGCTGCTGTTGCTGTTGCCGAGATCTTCGAGCCTAACAAGTGCAAGATCATCAACATGTCCCTCAAGGACGCCAACGAATACATCAAGAACGGGCGTCGCGAGGAGTTCGTTCGTGCATGGTGGGATGCCCGTGTCTATACACCAGCAGGCATCATCAATCTCAAGGACTATGGCGAGGCTCTGTACGACGAGGGTCAGCAGCAGACCTGCCTGTATCCGTTTGCCGGTCTCAACGAGAAGCTCTATGGCATTCGCACTGGTGAGCTTGTCACCCTGACCGCTGGCACCGGCACCGGAAAGTCCTCAGTCATGCGCGAACTCATGCACCATGTCCTCAACAACACGAAGGAGAATATCGGTGTCCTGTCGCTTGAGGAGAACGTCCGGTCAACCATCTTCCACCTGATGTCGGTGGAGGCCAACTCCCGTCTGTACATTCGAGAGGTACGCGAGCGGTATCCACGAGTCGAGATGGACAAGTGGTACAAGGCGACAGTCGGCACCGGAAGGTTCTTTGCCTTCGATCACTTTGGATCGTTGGGCACTGAGGAGATCCTTGCTCGTGTGCGCTACATGATCAAGGCTCTCGACTGCAAGTGGATCTTCCTTGATCACTTGTCCATTCTCGTATCCGGTCTTGAGGGTATGGACGAGCGACGCAACATCGACATCCTCATGACCAAGCTGCGTTCGCTTGTGGAGGAGACCAACTGTGCGCTGCTGCTGGTCTCGCACCTCCGCAGGACTGGTGCTGACAGTGGTCACGAAGATGGCAAGGAAGTGTCCCTAGCCCATCTTCGCGGCTCCCAGAGCATCGCCCAGCTTTCTGACGCAGTGATTGCGATGGAGCGTGACCAGCAGGCAGACGATCCCAACGTAGCCAACACGACGACCATCCGAGTCCTCAAGAACCGCTACGCTGGCGAGACTGGCATCGCCTGCCATCTGTTCTTCAACAAGGAGACTGGTCGTCTTCATGAAGTCGAGAACCTAGGCGACAGTGATACTCAATCCGCATCAAGCAACGGAGGACCTGACCTATGACGGCATTGGGCATAGCTCTTCTTCTTGCAGGCTGGATCAGCCTAAAGCTTCTTGAGCCACTCGACAGTAACTCCTATACAATCTGGGAGGTCGCTGCTATTCTGATATTCTTCACCGGCTTTGTGAGTTTCTTTGTCGGTATCATCATGTTCGTTGCAAAGGTTATGCCATGACTTCAAAAAAGAAGCCCAAGCCAGAACACAAGGTTCTAGTTACCTACGTCGATCCAATGGAGGGCTGGCGTTACGGCTTTCCTAAGATGATCAGCCCAATCGCACTCTACGATGTGCGTGGCTGGCTTGAAAAGAACGGCTACCCACTTGACAGTCTTGCCAATCAAGACAGCCTTCTGCTGCGATTCTGGAACGACGAAGTCGATATCACCGACCTTGAGGAAAGCTACTTCAACCATGTTCCAGATCTCTCACGACCCAAATCCAACTTCAAGAAAGTCGGAGAGTTCATGTCCGCTATGGGACAGGAAGTCAGGGAAGTGAAGAATGCTAGACATCCAATATCTGTAAAGACAATTGAACTTCGAAGCGAGCTTATCGCAGAAGAAGCACAAGAGCTATTTGATGAACTGAATCCATACTCGCAACTGTACTCAAGCGAAAGTAACGTACATGTAACCAACCTTGCGCGGATCGCAAAGGAGTTGGTTGATATCCTGTATGTCGTCTACGGAACTGGTCATGCACTGGGATTGAACCTTGACGTTTGCTTCGATGAGGTCCATAATTCAAACCTCAGCAAGCTCGATGCTGAAGGAAAGCCAGTCTATAGAGAAGATGGCAAGGTCATGAAGGGTCCAAACTACAAGGCACCAGACATGAACAAGGTTGTGTACCCTGACGATGCCGAGACTGGCAAGTCAAAGACCTACAAGGATGTAGATGACAATGGAGTGCGTCATTGACATAGAGGCGGATAGCCTCGACCCTACAGTCATACACTGCATCGTGGCAAAGGACACGAAGACAGGAGAAGTCTACAAGTGGAGGGAGGGAGAATGCACATCCCTCTTTCCATCCTTTGCCAGCAACGTGACCAAGTTCATTGGCCACAACATCATCTCGTTCGACATGCCTGTCCTCAACAGACTGTCAGGCACCAGCATCAAGATCACTGACGTAGAAGATACGCTTGTACTCAGCCAGATCCTCAACCCAATTCGTGATGGAGGTCATTCGCTAGAAGACTGGGGCAGGCGACTCGGCTTTCCAAAGCACGAGTTCAACGACTTCTCTACCTTCTCGGAGAAGATGCTTGAGTACTGCACCAACGACGTTGAGCTATGCTTCAGACTTTGGATCATGCTATCGGCTGAAGCTACAAAGATATCTCGCAAGAGCATCGAGCTTGAGTATCGTATTCGTGCGATCATTGACGAGCAGGAAGAGAATGGCTTCAGCCTAGACCATCGTCAGGCAATGCTGCTGGTTGCCAAGCTTGAGGACAAGGCATCAGAGATCCAGAACAAGGTCCTTGAGATCTTCAAGCCGCTACCATCAGAGGTTCGACTTGTAACGCCAAAGTACAAGAAGGACGGCTCACTATCCTCCGTTGGTCTCGGCCACATAGACGATCTCACTACTGTGGGAGGACCGCACACATCAATCGAGTTTGTTCCATTCAATCTGGCATCCAGACAGCAGATTGTACGCCAGCTAATGCTAAGGGGCTGGGAGCCTGAGAAGTTCACTGAAAAGGGAAGTGCAATAGTTGACGAGTCTGTCCTCAATGAGGTAGATATTCCAGAAGCAAAACTGATTGCAGAGTATCTTCTTCTTGATAAGCGTGTGACGCAGATCAAGTCATGGATAGAATTGGTAAAGGATGACGGAAAGGTTCATGGCAGTGTACTTACCCTACGAACTATTAGTGGCCGAATGGCACATACTTCACCTAACGTTGCTCAAGTTCCAGCTTCGTATTCGCCATATGGTCATGAGTGCAGATCCTGCTGGACTGCTAGCAAGCCAAGTCATTCTCTTGTTGGCTGTGATGCTTCTTCGCTTGAGCTTCGCGTCCTAGCCCACTATCTTAACGACCCGAAGTTTACTAGCGAGGTTGTCGATGGCGATATCCACACTGCGAACCAGAAGGCTGCTGGACTTGACACAAGAGATCAGGCGAAGACATTCATCTACGCCTTCATCTACGGTGCTGGACCAGCAAAGATCGGAAGCATCGTCGGAGGAGATGCAAAAGTCGGACAGCAACTCATCGACAAGTTCCTGACCAACGTCCCAAAGATATCGATCTTCCGCAAGAGGGTTGATATTGCTGCGAAGAGAGGCTATCTTATCGGCATCGATGGCAGGCGCCTTATCGTTCGCAATGCACACGCAGCAATGAACCTACTGATACAAGGAGGAGGTGCAGTAGTGTGCAAGCAATGGCTTGTCCAGATCCGAGACAGGGTAGCCGCTACGAAACTTGACGCAAAGCTAGTGGCATCCATTCATGACGAGTATCAGCACGATGTACTGACCGAACACGCCAAAGATTTTGGAGAGTTGACAAAGGAAGCCATGAAGGATACGCAGAAGATCTTGGACTTCCGTTGCAGGCTTGACTCCGAATACAAGATCGGCAAGACTTGGGCTGAGACTCACTGACAAGGAAGGAATCGCACTAGTGGGAAAGAACCTTATCCTTGAGGTGCCTGTCCATATCGACATGATTGCACAAGCTCGCATCATGTCGGAGGAGATGGGCATCATCAAGAATTCCATCATGCAAGGAGGAGGAAACATCTATGGCTTTCTAGGTGAACTGCTTGTAGCAGAATACCTTAAGGTTCCGTTGAAGCATTCCTACGACTACGACATGGAACTGATCAATGGCCAGACAGTCGATGTAAAGACAAAATCCACCAACTGGACTCCAAAGCTGGAGTATGATTGCTCCATTGCTGCCTTCAACATCAAGCAGCGGTGTGATTACTACTTCTTCTGTCGAGTCAAGAAGGACATGACTGTCGGATGGCTGCTCGGCTACATGCCAAAGAAGGAATATTTCGACAAGGCGATGAAGATCAAGAAG